AAGGATCTTCGCTTGGCAGTTACTTAGGATTCCAGACGGGGACAAGTTATGTCCCGCGCACGGGGATGTATCAGTTGCATAGGGGCGAAAAAGTTATTCCAGAACACAGCGTTGCGGATGACGGTGGGGGCGGTGGCGTGAATGTCACGGTCAATCAGATCATTCAGGCGTGGGACGCTTCCGATGTTTACAGAAACAGGAAGGCGCTATCAAGCGCGATCGCTGAAGAAATCAGAAACAATTCACAGATCCGCGACGTCATGCGTCGGTATGGATAGGGGGAATCATGTCAGAATTAAACACAACACCTGATTTTGTATATGAAGAAGTCCAGACACACAAGACATTGGTCACATCCTTCGAAAACGGATATGAACAGCGTCGGAACAAGTGGGCGTCAGGATTGAAGCAATTCATTCTTGATTATAGATTCAGGACAAAAACGGAATTCGAAGCGATTCGGGATCTGTTTATTTCAAAGAAGGGATCGTATGAAGCCTTGACGTGGACAAATCCAAATGATTCAACGGAATACGATGTTCGGTTCGATGCGGATTCAATATCATTTAAGAACAAAGCGTTTGAATTGTATGACTTCAGCTTCAAGCTGTTGCAGGTGAAAGCATAATGAGATCATTAGATTCTACATTCACAGAAGAAAAGAATGCTGTTGAAAATCAGCCGATCCGATTATATACAATATTCGATTATGACGGATCAACGGATCTTCACTTCGCAGAGTATGACACAGACATCACATTTGATGGCGTCACATATTCACGCTTCCCGATCAAGATGGGGCAAGTGTCAGAAAACAGTCAGGGGACGATCGATTCAGTTCAGATCGTCCTTGCCAATGTCAGCAGGCTGATTCAATCCTATCTTGAAGATTATGATTTCAGGGGGAAGAAGGTCACGATCAAAACAGTCTTTGCGAATCAGTTGGCGGACACGGGCGCATATATCGATGACATATTCTATATCGACAGCTATCAGGCAAGCGAAATGTCAGTCACGTTCACGCTGACAAGCAAGTTCGATGTCCTTGACATCACTTTACCGATCCGAATATATACAAGAAATTATTGCGGATGGAAATTCAAATCAACAGAATGCGGATATGATGGCGCTGAATCAACGTGCAACAAAACGCGAACACGCTGTCGGGTGTTGGCGAACACGTTGCGCTTTGGGGGATTCCCGTCGATCAATCCAAACAGAACGGTTCTTGGATAATGGAACATGAAATCGTCACAAAATATCTTGGATGCAGATTCAAGCATCTTGGGCGAGATCCCAAAGAAGGTTTGGATTGCTATGGGCTAATACTTTGCGTATATAAAGACTTTCAACTTGATCTTGTTGATGTCATAAATTATGAAGCTGACTTTGCGCTTCACGGAAAAGATTATTTTATTGAACACTATCACGAACAATGGTTCGAAGTTCCTGTCCCGCACGTCTTTGATGTCGTCTTGTATAAAACAAAAGAAGGCATTGCGAATCATGCGGGGTTAGTTATAAAGGGAAACAGGTGCTTGCAGGCAACAAAGGCAGGCGTCGTCATAACGCGATTGAATGATCCTATTTGGTTTCACCGACAAGAAGGATTCTATCGCTTCAAGGAAAAGCTGAAATGATAAAAATAAAACATATACCAAATAGATTCAAGACAGAAGGCGTCCGCGAATACTGCGTTGAATACAAAGCGGGGATGTCGCTGAAAGAATGCTTCGCAACGCTGAAAGATATTCCAAAGATTGACTTCGAATCTTTTGATGTTATTGTCACGGGAAAAAATGTCAAGAGTTGGGGGCATCAGGTCAGGCGAGGGGATGCAATAATCATCACGCCAAAGGTTGAAGTCGAAACGCTGATATCGCTTGTTGCATACGCCGTGTCAGCATTTGGTGTCACTTCTACAACCGCGATCGCTATTGCGAATGTCATCGTTTATGGATCTATGATTGCAATGATGGCTTATTCAGTTTATTCGGCATATCAAACGCCCTCGATGCCATCGTTCGGAACAACGGGCGGATCAGGTCTTGATGAAGGATCTCCGACGTATGGATGGGAAGGCGTCAGGACGACGCGTGACGTTGGAATCCCGATGCCAATCGTTTATGGGGAACACCTTGTCGGCGGGAACGTGATCAACGAATACATTTGGACAGATGGCGACAAGAATTATCTGAATACTTTGATTGCTCTTGGCGAAGGGGAAATCGAAAGCATCACAGGAATCAAGATCAATGACAACCCTGTTGCTAACTATAGCGGGATCGAACAATACACGCGGATGGGAACAAACAGTCAAAGCGTCATCGCACACTTTCAGGATCTTCACAACGTCGTCAACGTGGGGGTTCAGCTATTGAAAGACAGCGCGTATGTATATACAACGATTGATGATGACGTCGAAGCATTCGAAGTGAAGCTGTCGCTTTCGACAGGATTGTTTTCACAAAGCAACACAACGGGAGAGATCGGCGCATGGGCGATCACATATAAAATTGAATACAAGCTGACATCGGCGGGATCATATACGGATCTTGGATCAACAACGATCAGCGGAAAATCAAGATCTGTCATCCGCAGGGTGTTCAGGAAAGAAGGGTTGACGGCAGGAAAGTATGACATCCGAATCACAAAGACTTCAGCAAATTCAAGTTTCTATAATACAGGGGATCTATATCTGACATCGGTTGATGAAATCAATACGGACGACATGATCTATCCGAACACAGCGCTTCTTGGCTTGCGACTACTTGCGACAGATCAGTTGTCAGGGATGTCGCCAAAGGTCACAGCGATCGTCAAAGGGCGCAAGGTGTCCGCGCCTGATGTAAAATATTCAGGTGTGGCAGTCGCTTGGGAAGATTATTATTGGGATGATAGCGCGAGTGAATACAAACGATTTTCCGACGGGGCATCATGCACATGGGACGAAACAACATTCGTTGATACCTATTGCGCAAATCCAATTTGGTGCATGAAAGATATGTTGGTCAATTCCCGATATGGCTTGGGCGAATACATCGACACCTTGTTGATTGATGATTCACAGTTCTTGGAAATGTCAAGATATTGTGACAATAAATTGGACGATGGCGATAGCGGATATGAGAAGCGCTTCACGCTGAATGTTGTCATCGACAGTTCAACCCGTGCGCTTGATTTGATCAATCAGTTGACAGCGACGTTCAACGCATTCGCATTTTATTCAGCAGGAAATGTCAAGTTCCATATTGACAAAGTTGAAAGTCCTGTTCAAGTTTTTGGGATGGGGAATATTATTGAAGGAAGTTTCAATCAGACATGGAAAACAATCAAGGAAACGCCGAACGTGATTGAAGTTGTTTTTCTTGATAAAGACAAGGGGTATGAACGCGAAACAATTGCGGTCATCGATGAATCATCGTTGACAGCAGGCAACGCGCAGAGAAAAAGACAGCTTCGATTGTTCACGACAAATCTTTCAGAGGTTTTGAGAATCGGAAGATATGCGCTGAAGGTTGCGCAAAAGATAAACAGATCCATCACCTTCAAGGCGGGCATCGATGCGATCGCTTGTCAGGTTGGGGATCTAATTGATCTTGCGCATGACGTCCCATCATGGGGATCTTCAGGACGTGTTGTGTCAGGAACAACATCAGCGGTCACAATAGATCAAACTGTTGTGATCGGTGCAGGAACATACAAGGTCGAAGTCAGATTCGCCGACGACACGATCGAAGAACGGACAGTCACGGATGGGATTGGATCATATACAACGCTGAATGTGACACCCGTTTTTTCACAAGCGCCATCGGCATATGACGTGTATGCTGTTGGAATTGAGGACATCCAGACAAAACCCTATCGTGTTGTCGCTATCGAACGCAGTTCTGAATTTGAAGCAATGATCACGGCGATTGAATATATCGCAGACGTTTATGATGACACGGCGGTCACACTTCCTGACAATGATTATTCTGCGTTGACGCGCGAGATTCCAGACGTCACAGGTCTTTCGGCTGACGAAGAAAATGTTGTGCTTGCAGATGGAACGATCGGAAGCATCACAGATATATCTTTCGCGAAGCCGATCATGGCAGATTATCATTTGTCAAAGTATTCATTTGCGAAGATCTTCATGTCGGATGACGCGGGTGTTAGTTGGACGCAGATCGGATCAACCTTCAATGAGTTCTTTAGATACGAAAAATTATTGGTCACGGGAAGCACATACAACTTTGCTGTTGTCAGCGTTGACGCTTTCGGGAATGAAAATGCGATCGCAGATTCACCGCAGGATTCATTCACAGCTTTGGGCGATGCGCTTCCGCCTGATGACGTCACAGGGTTCGACGTTTCGCAATTAGGGAATCAATTGAATTTCGAATGGGACGCGAACAGCGATTCCGACATCAAGCACTATGTGATCAAAAAAGGAAGCGATTGGGCGACAGGACAGATCCTTGCTGAAGAAGTTGACGTCACATATTTTTCAAATCCTATTGGTGAAATAGGGGATCTTACTTTCATGATCAAGGCAGTTGACACTTCAGGGAATGAATCAGATGGGTTCGCAAGCGATACGATCACGGTCACACCGCCCCCTGAAATGTCGTTCCAGGTTGATCATGATCTATTCGTACAGAATTTGGAATATAAGCTGACAGACCTTGCCCTTGTGAAGAAGAACCTTCATGATGCTGATTATGTCAGGAACATTTTGTCTTTGGACACAGCAACGACTTGGGAAGAATTAGAAGCTGAAGCAAAAGGATGGGGTGAAGCTGAAACGGATGGGGATCTTGTTCTTGATGGAACAACGGTTGCTTCTGGATCATATGAAATGATCACACCGATTGATCTTGAAACAGCGTTTTCATTCAGCGTGATCCTGGATCTTGATTTCATAAACACGGCAGGCGGAACGATCACCGTTCAGATCTCATATTCAGTTGACGGGATAACATATTCAGATTTTGAAACTATAAGCGCAAGCGAATCATATCTTGGACGATATGTCAGGTTCAAGTTGTTGTTTGCGACAACAGACACTTCGCATCAATTAGATCTATATGACTGCGTGTTCAGCATCAGCGCACCGATCACAACAGTCGCCTGGGGACGCGACAAAGCTATCAACAACACAGGCGGGATCACAATTGAATATGGACGGACGTTCACATTTATTCCGCGGATCAACGCAACGATCGTCAATGGTATCGAAGGGATTGCA